AGACAACGGTCGCTCGCCTCATCTCCCAAGAGCTAGGGGCCGTACATCCAGGAGACATAACAGAATACGACGCAGGTCAGCTTACCGGCATTGATGATATTCGACAGCTTGTTGCCGGCCTCAAGTACAAGCCAATTGGTAAGAGTCAGGTTAAGTGTGTCATCATTAACGAAGCTCATAGGTTGTCTGTAGCTGCTCAAGATGCCCTCCTGACAGCATTAGAAGAACCAAGCGCTCACACCTACTTCTTCTTGACCACAACAGAAGGCAACCGGATACGTCCGGCGATCAAGACGCGTTGCACATCCTATGAACTCAAGCCTGTCAGCAACAATACCCTGTTTGATTTCCTGGGTAAGATTGCCGATGCCGAACACTTCACGGTATCGGATGAAGTACTAGACCTTTGTGTGAAAGAGTCCAGGGGATCACCACGTCAAGCTTTAGCCAACCTTGCAGTGTGTGCCAATATCGATGAGCGTTCCGAAGCTGTAAAGCTTCTCCAGACGGCTGATGGTGAGGACCGCGAGACTATTGAACTCTGTCGTATGCTCCTGCGAGGGGGAGACTGGAGCCAGATCGCCACGGTCCTCAAGGGAATGAACGAGCAGAACCCGGAATCGATCCGCCAGACGGTCCGAGCCTACATGACCAAAGTCATCCTGGAATCCACAAAGGAACAAGAGCGCATCCATGCCCTGAACATATTGGAAGTGTTCTCACAACCCTTTAACTACTATGATGGCCTAAGCCCAGTGATATTAGCAGTCGGAAAGCTCCTCTACACATAGGTATAACATGGCACAGAGGGTAACACGGACACGGACTAGCCCATTGCTAGAAAGTGAGGCGTTGTTAGATGAGTACACTGAATCCTTAATGATCGATAAGTATAGCCTAGACGTTGGGCTGATCGAACAGGCTAGAGTATATAATAGTGTGGGCATCGGCTACGTGAATGCGATGTCAGTACGTGACTTCGCTAGGGCTGAGCTAGATAGGGCTAAAGCCGAGGCCGATCGCACCATACGTAACCAAGCGATTGACGAGAACATACGCATTACCGAAGCACAGGTATCCAATAAGATACTTGAAGACCCACTTTATCAGGATGCGAACCGTGAGTACCTGGACTGGAAAGCCCTAACGGAGAAGTGGCTAGTCCTTAAAGAGTCGTTTGGTCAACGTGCGTATGCCTTACGTGATCTGTGTCAATTGTGGATGTCTAATTACTATGCGGACACGGCGATCCAATCTGATACTGCGGAAGCTCGCGACAGGTTAGCAACCAGTGCTCGCATACAAGAAGCGGAACAAAGGAGAAGGAGGCGTGAGAACTCGTAGGATACAATTGATGATTGAGTTTGAGGTTCCACCAAGGGTTAGCTTTGGGGAGTTGAGAGACTTTATCATCACTGAGTTGGAGTCAGGTGGCGGCAATCGGCATTCGAGTGATCCCCTGTTTCACTCCCTAGAGAATGTCCACGTCAGTAAACCTATCGTACCCTGGCGTGACCCATCGAAGAAGAGGTTAGCTAAAATCAAGGCGATCAACCAGAGCTAGTGGAGAACTAGATGCGTTCCCGAGAACGAGAGGATGACAGCCCTCGCATGAGAAGCGGCGGCAACACACGCAGCCGATTTGTCTACACGCCACGCGACACGAGCACTGTCCAGAAGCGTGCGACACAATCCGGTGGGAGTTACGACACGTTCTTTGACTCCCGCTTTACCAAGTACACAGCACAGGGCGGATTTAATTGCATACGCATTCTGCCGCCAAGCTGGGAGGGTGCTGATCACTTTGGCTTCGACTACTTCCTACACTCTAATGTCGGTCCGGATAACAGTCAGTACCTATGCCTAGAGAAGATGGCTGATCTGGCTGAACTCAAGGGGATCGAGGGCGGACGTTGCCCGGTATGTGAAGAACGCCGTCGCCTGGAACGTGAGGGTGACACGGAAGAAGCCAATCAGATGAAGGTTGCTCGTCGTGTTGGAGTGTGGGTAATCGATCGTGAGAACGAGCGTGACGGTCCAAAGTTCTACGACATGTCGTGGACGATGGATAAGGATATTGCTTCCCTCCAGATTAATAAGCGTACCGGAGAAGCTATCCTAATCGATGACCCAGAAGAGGGCTTTGACTTTGAGTTTCAGCGTGAGGGTAAAGGTCTCAACACACGCTATATTGGTAAGCAGATTGCACGGCAGTCTAGCCCTATCAGTGACGACCCGAAGCAGCAAGAGCAGTGGTTAGAGTTTATCACTGAACATCCGATCCCTGATGTCCTTAACTTCTTTGAGTACGACTACATCGCTAAGGTATTCGCTGGACGTGCTCCGCCAGCAGAGCGTGACGAAGCGGAGGAAGTAGAGACCCGTCCCGTAGCGCGCTCACAGCCGCGTCAGCGTGCGACAAGCCGTGAAGAGCCCCCGGATGATGATCCCCAGCCTCGCCCGCGTCAGCGCGTCTCTAGGCCGGCTGTAGAGGAGGTCGAAGAAGAAGACGTAGAGGAGGAAGCTGAACCAGCTAACGGTCACGACCGTGAGCCGGCTCCCATACCGAGAAGTGCTCGTGAACGCCTCACGGCAATGAACGAACGGGTAACACGTCGTGGCTAGTAAGCTCGCGTTGGTTGAGGGAGGGGGGAGCTACTTCCCCTCTCCAAACACGAAGCTAGAGTTCATCCCCTCCGGCTGCACGCTACTCGACTGTGTGCTAGGTGGTGGATGGCCGCTAGGCCGCATCAGCAACATTGTTGGAGACCGCAGTACTAGTAAGACCGGCCTCGTGATGGAAGCCTGTTCCAACTTCGCGATCAAGTATCCGAAGGGACGTATATTATATAGGGAGTCTGAGGCTGCGTTCGATGTTGACTACGCCGAATCCATGGGTATGCCCGTTAACCGTGTTGAATTTGCACCCCCCGACAAGTTCTTCACCGTAGAGGACTTCTTTGAAGACCTCAGCCGTATCCTGGATGATCTAGCTAAGTCTAACATACCAGCGCTCTATGCCTTAGACTCCCTCGATGCCCTATCTGATCGTGATGAACTGGAACGTGAGATAGATAAAGGTAGTTACGGAGCAGCTAAGGCTAAGAAGTTATCCGAGTTGTTTCGTCGCCTCGTCCAGAAGATCGAACGGACCCGTGTCTGTCTCCTAATTGTCAGTCAAGTGCGTGATAACATTGGCGTTACGTTCGGCCAGCAATACTCTCGCTCTGGTGGTCGTGCGCTTGATTTCTATGCCAGCCTCATCGTATACCTTGCCAAGATTAAGACACTGGACAGGACGATTGGAGGTGTAAAACGAGCGACTGGCATTACCGTTAGAGTTAAATGTACCAAGAATAAAATCTCTATGCCGATGCGGGAATGTGACTTCGACTATGAGTTTGGATATGGAATCAACTCTGTAAAGGCATCCCTGGATTGGCTAAAGTCTGTTGGTAAACTGACTGCTGACGATGCCAAGATCACGCTCAACAAACTGACGGATGATCAATTCTTCGATCTGCAAGACAGGCTGAACGATACCGTTCCGCAAATCTGGCAAGAGATTGAGGATAAGTTCAGACCTAAGAGAAGAAAGTACACGTAGACTATGCAGAGAGAACGATTAGAAGAATGGAGATCAGTTCCAGGCGTTGATTTGCCAGAGCACTATCAGGTCAGTAACCTAGGTAGGATTCGGCATACAGACTATACAGATCGTAGGGGATGGCCTAGACGTAAACGTTTTGTTCATGGTCATGCTGGGGCAGTTAGGTTTAGACAGTTAAATCAGGATCGTATTGGGAAGCCAAGGCAGTGGTAGATAGCCATGCCAAAGGTGCACAGTTCGAGCGAGATGTCTGCAAAAAGCTCTCGCTCTGGGCGTCTAATGGTCTGAGAGAAGACCTCTATTGGCGTAGCTCTATGTCTGGCGGCAGAGCTACGATACAAATTAGACAAGGTATAACCAACAAGTCACAAGCCGGTGACATATCCTCAATTGATAGACAAGGCAGTGAGTTAGTCAATAGGTTCTGTATTGAGTGCAAACACTACGGCAACCTAGACCTCATCTCTGGCATCATCAAGAATAAAGGTGTGCTGTATAGCTTTTGGAATAAGCTTACACGTGATGCGAACGCGATCGGTAAGCTACCCTTCCTCCTGGCTAAACAAAACCATCTCCCGTCTCTGGTCCTCGTGTCGCCAGCTGGTGCGCTGACCCTCAATCTCAGGAAGAACATCGCTATAGCCACGCTGTATAGGTGGAATGCCATTTTATATAATGGAGATGACTTTCTCCGTTCGGAGTACCCCTTTTGATGTGGCGTCAATCAAACCGGGCTGACAAACGTGCCCGGTTACTGGCTGATCGCCACTATAATCGTCAAAAGATAGGAACACTGCAATTCGTTCCCCCAGGCCGTTGTCTCGTTCTCTATGCTAGAACTCTAACGGGTGAAGCTGTCTGGACAACTTCCTGGCCCTATGAAGAGTATGTTAAGCATGCCTGGGGTGGTGCATGGGTATGTAGTCTGTTCCGCAATGAGGGGGCAGGCCAAGCCTCACTCTTAATCCATCAGGCCATTCAAGCTACGAGAGCCATTTATGGTGAGCCTCCTCCATTAGGTATGATAACCTTCATTGATAGGGATGAAGTCAAATCAACAAAAGTGCATGGTAAAGATATCTGGGGCTGGACCTATCGCAAGGCTGGCTTCCGGGAAGTTGGTGAAACACAAGGAGGATTGTTAGCACTACAAATGCTGCCCGATAAGATGCCCGAACCTGATAGACCCTTAACTGAGATTGAAGCAATACTGAGGAATAACAGGGAGCGGGATTATGCGTCCAACCATGCGAGCTAGAGACGATAAGAAGGATAAGCGTGTTGTCAATTACGGCCCCGGTCATCCAGACGCTCACTGTGCTATCTGCACGCACTACCAGGGCAGATCCTGCGAGCTAGTCCGGGGCCAGATTGCTCCGAGAATGTGGTGTGTACTTTTCAGCCGCAAACCTGGGGCACAGCGTGTGATTACCTGAAAAATGGGAAATGAGGGTTTAACTGAACAAATCATGAACATACGGACGGTGCCCTCGTTGATAAAGAGGAAGTAAAGGCTATGAAACGCTGGGAAGGTAGTAAAGAGGATGTGCGTCAGGATAAGAGAGAGGCTAAGAAGCGTGGCATGACTATGGCTCAGTGGGAGCGGTCGGCCGCCGATAAACGTCAGGATAAAGCCGGCCGTAAGCGAATGAAGAGGAAAAAGAAGTGAGCATACTATCAGCCCAATCGATCCGTCACCTATGCTCCCCGGACGAGAAAGAACGCTTTAACTACTCACGGTTAGAGTTCGGCCCCGTACATCCGCTGATTACCCCTTTTGTGGGTGAAAAGGTTGTCGTCAACGGCAAAAGCTATGGCCTCTCATCCTGTACCTACGATTGTCGTATTGCTGAGTCCATCGTCATTGGACCAACCAAGGCCGCACTCGTATCGACAAAGGAATATTTCAGTCTGCCAGCAACAATATGTGGCTCAGTTCTGGACAAATCTAGCCATGCCAGGGTCTTCGTGAGTGCGTTCAACACCCATCTCGATCCCGGTTGGTGCGGTTATCTAACCGTTGAGCTTGTTAATTTAGGCTATGAGCATATCCGGTTTACCCAAGGTGATCCGCTGTGCCAAATTAAGTTTGAGTGGTTAGACTACCCGACTGAGATACCCTATAAGGGTAAGTATCAGAACCAAGAGTCCGGCCCACAAGAGGCAAGATACGAGAAACCCTAATGTCCATGTTACTCGCCTCAGACCTCCTTGTTCCATAGGAATCTCCTATGATTAGTGACTTAACTGGATCTACTTTTGGTAGATTGACTGTTTTGTCTATGTTAAGGCTTAATAAGCATAGGCGTACTGTATGGCTGTGTAGGTGTATTGAAGGTAATTTAGTAGAAGTTGATTCAGGAAGCTTAAAAAGTGGTAATACAACCTCCTGCGGTTGTTATAGAAAGGAATTGGTTGGTACATCTCGTAGGAAACATGGTAAGTCTTCTACTCCGCTTTATTTTGTTTGGGCTCAAATGAGGTACAGATGTTTGAATGAGAGTAACTCTGATTATCCTGATTATGGTGGTCGTGGTATAAGATATTGTAATGATTGGGATTTATTTGAAAAGTTCGATGAATGGGCTATAGATAGTGGTTACAAAGATGGTTTAATATTAGATAGGATAGATGTCAACGGTAATTATGAACCTAATAACTGTAGATGGGTAACTGATTTAGATAGCTCTCGGAATAAGAGGAATAATATAGTTATCCAAGCTTTTGGTGAAAGCAAAAAAATTCATGAATGGTTAAAGGATTCTAAGTGTAAAGTTCCTACTCATAAAATCCTGTATGAGAGGATTAAAAATGGGTGGGAATCAGAGAAGGCCATATCAACACCTAAAATAGGTAATAGGTAATGAGTATACTTCTCGCGAGTGACTTACACCTCACAGACTCATTTAAGGACTCATATAGATGGAATTTGTTACCATGGATAAAGCAATTAGCTATTGAGTATAAAGTTAGTCAAGTTATTTTGCTAGGAGATACCACAGATAGAAAGGATAACCATAGTTCAATATTGGTCAATAAGTTTATTGAGCAGATAACTGATCTAGCCAATTATGTAGATTGTTTTGTCTTAAAGGGTAACCACGATGGTATCATCGAGGATTTACCTTATTTCAACTTCATTGAGCACTTCAAAAGCAACGTAACCTTTATCTCAAAGATAACTAATTATTGGCTGAGCCTACCGACTCGGCAAAAGTCAATCAATTGTTTATTTCTCCCCTCCACCCGAAAGTGGCAGGAAGACTGGCAAAATATCGATTTCAATCAATACGATTTGGTCTTTACTCACCAAACTTATGAGGGAGCAAAGTCCGAGACCGGGATATCATTGGACGGCATTCCACCATCGTTTTTCGCGAATTACCGTGGCAAAGTTTACAGCGGAGATGTTCACGTACCGCAAAAACTCCTATCCGGACGCATTGAATATGTGGGCGCACCTTATCGTATTCGTTTTGGTGATGTATTCCCTCCCCGTATTCTTCTTATTGGGGATAATCTCCGTACAACAAACTTTACTTTTGATTGCCTTAGCAAGCATGTACTTCTTTGTTCATCTGTCGAAACGCTAGACGAACAGGTCAAATTACATAAGGTAAAGACTAACGATCAAGTCAAAGTGCGTGTTAAGCTGTCACGCCAAGACTTACCTACGTGGAAGAACCTCAAAGATCAGATCAAGCACAAAGCTGCTGATGAGGGTTGGCAGCTATTCGGTCCGGAATTGTTACCCGTCAATGACGGTCCTGTGTCCGTTGTAAAACAGACCTCCGTATATAAAAATAGCAGCCAAGTTTTAGCTGACTTCATTCAGGCTAAGAACTTGTCTGGAAAGCAGGCCGAAATCGGCTTCTCACTCATCAAATCCTAAAATGTGGGGGTTTTTGCGAGATGAAGCAAGTTGGACCTATAACTGCGTTTTCCAATTCGTTGCATCAAATGAAGTACTGCTCACCAGGGGAAGATTTCCGCGAGGCAATGAATAGGGTAGCGTTTGGTCTAAAGGATTCGGATAACCACTACCATCGACTCAGACACATACTATTACCACAACGATGGTTGCCAGCCGGACGTGTTCAAGCAGCCGTTGGCTCGACGAAATGGGTTACACTGTTCAATTGTTTTGTTAGCGGTACAATTGCGGATAGTTATGTTGACGGCCCTGGCTCGATTATGGACAGAGCCAAGGAAGCAGCAGCCACCATGCGGATGGGCGGCGGCATCGGCTACGATTTCACACCCCTGCGTCCACGTGGCGAGATGATCGCCAAGCTCCAGAGCCAAGCAAGCGGCCCCGTCTCCTTCATGGAGATATTTGATGCCGTATGCCGAGCTACCTGCTCTTCCGGGCATCGTCGTGGCGCACAGATGGGTATACTTCGTTGCTTGGATGGTGAGTCGCGAGTTCATACTCTGAACGGTATAGAAAAAATTAAGGATTTGGTAGGTACTCGTCCTTATGTTTATGCGTGTGATCCTAAGACGCGTAAGGTTCATGTAGTACAAGCGGATAAGGTTTTTGTGTCTGATACCAATAGGAAACTTATTCGTATCGTATTTGATACGAAGGATTCTATAGACTGCACACCAGATCATTTGATTATGCTCTCAAACGGGGAGTATGTTCAGGTAGGTAAGCTACGCCGTGGTGATAGTATAATGGCAATTAAGCACGGTATAAACCAGACAGGTAATACTGACCATTTTAGTAAGACTGTAGGGTGTACCAATGGGCGTGCCGAGTATGAACATCGTGTTATTGCTAGAGATATTTTAGGTGAAATGGTGGACGCTAATTGGCATGTTCACCATAGAGACGAGGATAGTTGTAATAATGATCCATCTAATCTGGAAATGGTGAACAGGTCTGAACATGCGAAATCACATGCCAGTAACCTGAATGTTCATAGGTTGAGAATCGCTGCTGAAAGAAAAGGTAAGACCAGGGCTGAACTTTATGGGGAAGAAAAGGCTGCTTTGTGGGAGGCTCGTCGTGAAGAAAGTCGTAAGAAAACTATATCTAACCATAGGGTGGTAGATATAATACAGATTGGAACGGCTGAGGAAGTATTCGACATTTCCTTACCTAAACTCCATAACTTTGCTGTTAGTGGAGTTTTTGTCCACAACTGTGATCACCCCGATATTGAAGAGTTCATTAATGCCAAAAACAACCAGGATAAGTTGACAGGGTTCAACATCTCGATCGCTGTCACCGATGAGTTCATGGAGTGTGTTCTTGAGGAGAAGGAGTTCCCCCTAAAGTGGGGTGGTAGAGTATACCGTTACGTTGACGCTAATACCCTCTGGGAAAAGATTATGCGCTCAACGTTCGATTGGGCAGAACCCGGCATCCTGTTCATCGACACAATCAACAAGATGAACAACCTCTATTACGCCGAGACGATAGCTGCAACCAATCCATGCTGTTTAACAGGGGACACTTTAGTGGCGGTTGCTGGTCGCGGCCCGGTTCCAATTAGACAGTTAGCTGAGGAAGCTTCTCCTGTACCTGTATTCGCTAAAAATAAAATGTCCGGTGTAACTCATGTTAGTTGGGGGCGTGCTCCCCGATGGGTTCGTAAGGCTAACATCGTTAAAATTACTCTTGATGACGGGACTACAGTTCGTTGCTCCGATGACCATCATTTTCCGCTAAGAGATGGCAGGAGAATTAAGGCAAGAGACCTAAATCCAGGCGACTCACTTTTCCGTTTTGATGCTGAGCGGCATTGGAAAAGTAAGGAAATGATTGTTGATGGTCGCACTGAGCATCATCTGATTGCTGAGGCTAAGTTCGATCGTGAGTTTGAGTGGGGACAGCATATAGACCAGTTTCAGGTGCATCATATTAACCACAATCATTTTGATAATGATTGGGATAATATTGATGTCGTAACTGTTAAGGAGCATCAGCTTACGCACCATCGTCAGGCTATAGCAATCACTGCACAAAATAGGTATGAACTACCTGTAAATCATAAGGTTGTATCGGTTGAGCCAGATGGTTTTGAGGATGTCTACAACATATCAGTTGATAAGTACCATAACTATGCTATAGTAACGAGTGATGTAAAAGGTAAATTGTCTGGTGTTTACACCGAAAACAGTGAACAAGCCCTACCCCCATTCGGTGCCTGCCTACTCAGTTCGTTCAACCTCGTTAAGTACCTAACATCACAGCCTGTTCTAGCCGGCAGTAACCCATGGTCATTTGATTATGACCAACTGATTGAGGACATCCCCATCGCCGTACGTGCTCTCGACAATGCCATTGACAAAGCGAGATACCCCCTCGCCGAACAGAAAGCCGAAGCCCTCACAAAACGCAGAATGGGTATTGGTATTACTGGCCTCGCAAACACGGCTGAGGCTATGGGGTTCTCCTACGGATCATCAGACTTCCTGGCCTTTGAGGACAAGGTGCTTAGTACGATCAACGAACACTGCTACCGGGCCTCTGCTGAACTGGCTGCTGAAAAGGGTGCCTTCCCGCTTTATGATGAAGATCGTTACCTAGCCGGCCAGTTCATCAAGACCCTGAGCGACGAAACCCAAGACATGATCCGTCGCAACGGCATTCGTAACAGTCACCTGACATCGATCGCTCCGACAGGTACAATAAGTCTCGCTGCTGACAATGTAAGCTCAGCACTAGAACCTGTCTTCTCCTACGAGACAACTCGTAGCATCCATACCCCAACCGGCGTCACGATTGAGAAGCTGCAAGACTACGGCTATGCTTTCCTTAACATCAAGGGTAAGCTGGCTAAGGATGTCACGGCTGATGAGCACCTTAGTGTGCTTGCCGTAGCTCAGAAGAACATCGACTCTGCCGCCTCAAAGACGATCAACATGGACGGCAGGATCATGTCGTGGTCTGAGTTTAAGGACATCTATCGCAATGCCTGGGAGCGTGGCTGTAAGGGTGTAGCCACCTTTAATTCATCCGGCAAACGGATGGCGTTGCTGACAGGCTCCGAAGAGCCAAAGAAAGAAGAGCCAGAACAGATACAGTTTATCGAGGGTGCGTCGTGTGACTACGATCCGATGACGGGACGCGCTGTCTGTAACTAAAGGCAATGAAGCCCTGGCTAATCCCCAGGGCTTCACCCGATCTTTTTGGTACTCTACTTGCTGATGGATCGTTACGCCCAGATTGGTTCCCACTTACCTTATGACTCATTCCTAGGTTCATGGCACTTCACCACATTGGTTCTCAACCGCACGATGATTTAATTCTGACGCATCAGGTTCTCTACCCTGTTCTGATTCACCTAGATCACATGGTACTCTGATACGGCGTGGTTCATTCACAATGTATGGTACTCATCAGTTCGATGACTCACCCAACTCGTCTGGTACTCACTCAGGAATAGGGTTCATTCCTACTACTCCGGTTCTCTCGTGTGTTTTGATTCACCCATGGACTTTGGTACGCTTTTGCAGATTGGTTCGTTCGAAGGCAATGGAACTCTAGCAACCTTTGACTCGTTGAAACTCAATCCCAACGGCGCTCTAGCTCGTTATGGTTAACTCGACTCTAATGGAAAGTAAAAGGGAGCATTGCTGCTCCCCTCCCCTCGTTAGTTGACGGCGTGATCACTCAGGGTGTCGGACAACGCTTCAAACCCGAGAGCGATGGCCTTAATATCCTTACCGTTCTTTGGGGCCTGCTGACGGTTGAAGAACTCAGCCTCGTCCTTAACCTCAGCAGCAACGAATGCCAAGTCCTCACCGTTGATCAACGCTTCTGGATCACTCGTGCGCCGTAACGCCTCCAGCTTCGCCCTACCAACGGTCTCCTTAATCCTGGCCGGAATGTCCCCTGCCAGAATCTTAGCAGCCTCACTAACGTCAGCGTTCGGATCAAGCAGCCCTCGTGCGAATGAGACAATCATGCGCTCAACGGCCTCCGGATCAGGCGTCGTAATCTCCAGAATAGTGTCGATGCGACCCGGACGCCGCATTGCCGCATTCACACTTTCCGGATGGTTGGTCGTCAAGATCGTCATGATCTGGGCAACCTTTGAGTCAATCCCATCTAACTGGTTCAAAAGTTCGTTCACGCCGTTATCACGAACCGTCCCGGCGATACGGTCAATGTCCTCTGCAAACACAACAACCGGCTGGTAGCACTCGGCATAGGTCAGAGCAGACGGCAACTCCGCACTGTTCTTCACGTAGATGAACGTCCACCCGTGTTTGATAGCCTCACGAGCGATGTAGTGAGCTAACATGGTCTTACCAGTGCCGTAAGCCCCGGCAAACAATGCACCACGCTTCAACGGTTCCTTAATCTTCTTAAGGTTGGCCGTTTGCTGCAAAGGTACAAAGATGTTCCGAGCAATCTTAAGCTCAAGGTTCTTATTGAAGATCGGCGTATCCTCCGTCATCTGGAAGAAACGCGGCTTTGGTAACTCTTCGGTCCGTCCGTTAGAGTCCGTAAAGGCAATGCTGAACGCCTTACCCTTATGCAAGCTCTCGGTCAGTGCCAGCTTACGCACAACAGCCAGAAGCTTACGAATGCGCTTCTCATACTTCCGCTTGACCTTAATAGTCATCATGAAGATCATGCGGTTGTTCTCGAAGTTGACTCCGGTTCCAATCGTCGCCCCCTCCATTGCCGGAAGGATGAACGTCCCCCACGGCACTGTCATCGTCTTACCGTAGTCAACTTCAACCTCGATAGCCGGTGCTCCACCTTCCCACCAATTCGTTTCCTGGGTAACGACCCCAAGCTCACTCTCTATGGCTCTCACTAACGAGATGGCTCCATCCCACGGCGGAACCGGGATTGAGTCATGGATAACCATGTTCTGCTGTTCGGCTTTATGCTTCCGCTCCAGCGACTTGATTACGTCACCAAGGTCAGCATCATCCGGGATGATGAGCTTATCACCCTCCCGAACGACATCCGGGTTATAGACCTTTGTGTTGTTCTCTAAGTCCTCACCCTCAGAGTCGATAATCTGCTGCATTGCGCTTAGTAAATCTTTCCTACTTACTGCCATGTTTGCTCCTTTGTTTAGCCTGTACTTTATTAGGCTGATCAACCGTTCTCGTTCTTGTTGTAGAGTCATGTTACCTCACTTTGCCACTCCCCTAGTTATTGGCTAACGAATCAGTGCTCTAACCTCTTCTAGGACTATCAAGTCATTCAAGAAGTTGCTTCTCATTGAGGCTACTGTAGATCGTGTGCTTGGTACCCCTAGACGGTCTAGACCAGCTAAAATCTGATTGACTGAAATCGTCCGGTTTTGGTATATCATCTTCTTTATTTCGTAGGATGCTCTCTTCCCCGATGGAAGCAAAGGTATTATTACTGCCTGTGTTGAAATTGCTTTCTCTTTTGCAGGCGGTGGGGTAAACTCATGTATCTTGTTCTTTGCTCTACTACGCTCATCGATTGCCCTTAACATCAGTGCGTAGAGATTACCTCCAATGTACTTGTTCTGCTTCCGTGGCATTTGAGGATCGGTGACGATATAATGCCCTGTAGCATCCACAGTGACTTTGAGGCCATATCGCTCACTCAACTCCCTCTCGTATTTGTCCATTTCTACGTCAGACATAAGGCTTCCCCTTGAAGGACAGATCGCGCCCGCGACTAACATAAATTAGCGCAAAACGCTCTCTACCAACAAGAGCAAATTCGCGAAACTTGAGGCAAATCGATGCAGTTACTATTCAACGAACTGATCGTTAAGAATTTCGGCTGCTTCGTAGGTGAGCACAGCTTCTTACTCAAACGTACTCCTGGCCTTTACTTCATCAGCGGCAACAACGTAGCCGAACCTAGCCTAACAACAAACGGCTGTGGCAAGAGCACATTGTTTAACGCCTTATTCTGGTGCCTAACTGGCAAGACCCTAAGAGTTCAGCGTCCTGGTGCCTCAATCGAATCCTGGCATTCTAAAGGCACAGTCAGTGTTACGCTAGAGCTAGAGATTGAACGTATTCACCACATCACACGCACTCGTAAGCCTAATACATTAACCCTAGATGGCCGAACCGTGGACCAAGCTATCATCAATGACCTACTTAAGCTCAACGAAGAAACCCTCAAACGAACCATAATCGTTGGGCAGTTCGCCCCAATGTTCCTAGACCTGAGACCGGAGCAGCAATCTGCCCTGTTCTCGGAAGCTCTGAACCTTGACCTATGGCTGACGGCTTCTGATCGCGCGGCAACCGAGCATAAACGATGCGAGACGCAAATCAACAAGCATGAATTAGCCAAAGCTGCGTTGATTGGACGCCACGATCAACTTCATGACCAGTACACACTGGAAGTAGAGCGTGAAAAGACATATGCCGAGAACCATAAGCGACAAATCTCAGAGGTTCGTCACGCGCTTGCCGTTGCTAGTCGCGACATAGACGCCGCTGCTGCCGCGCTTAGAGCCGCGACAGACGCGCGAAACAGCGAGACCGCGACCGGGGTAGCTGCCACGGAATTGCAGCGCGTACGCTCGCTAGAACGCACGCTATCGCGAGAACAAATTGAGACCGTCGCAAGCGTCCGAGCCATGCGCCGCGAGTTGGATTTAGTCACTACTAACCTCAAACGTTATCAGTCTACCAAGGAGGTCTGTCCGGAGTGTCATCAAGTGGTTAACGAGGCTCATATCAAGAGTAAGATCAGTCAACTGATACAACAGCATGGTGAACTGCTAGAGGATGTTGGTAGGGCTGAAAAATCCAGTAACGTCATTGCTGAAAAGCTGATCAAGTGTCGAAAGGATATTGCCCACATAGAAGAACAGACGGCTCACGAACATGCTCAGCAAGAAGCTGCCGCCAAGGATTACCATATGGCGAAGCGTAAGCTTGACATCGCGACTTACCATCAGACTGACCTCACGCATCAATTTAACACACTCATTAAGGCTAAGAACCCTTACACAGCTAGTTGTGAACAGCTAGCTGAATCCTATTTCGATGTTGAGAAGCAGATAAAGGCTACTGACGAACTCCTCAAGGAACTCAACGAGACTAGCTCCATCTACAAGTACTGGGTATCAGCCTATAAGGAAATACGCCTTAATCTGATCGATGAAACCCTACAAGAACTAGAGATAGCCACAAACAAACACATGCAATCGCTAGGATTACAAGATTGGCAAATTGAGTTCCGTACTGAAAAGGAGAATAAATCAGGTACAGTCACACACAGCTTTAACACGCTGATCTATCCAAATGGACAGACAGCGCCGATTATGTTTGAAGCCTATTCTGGTGGGGAGTCACAAAGGTTGCAGTTAGCTGTAACAGCGGCCCTCTCAGAGATCCTCCTAGACCGAGCCGGTGTCACAACCAACATTGAGATACTCGATGAGCCCTCCCGGCACCTCTCACAAGAGGGTATCGCCGACCTGCTAGAGTGTCTCCGGGAGCGAGCTATTGATTTACGCCGGTGTATTTATTTTATCGATCACAACTCCCTAGAAAGTGCCCACTTTGATCGGATTATCACGATCGAAAAGCGACAATCCGGCTCTCTGATACTCAGCTAATCATTTCTTTTTGAGGAGTATGTTATCGATCATCGTGTGTAGTAGGCTCGCTAGGCTCTCAGTTTGACCGCTGCTGATAGCAGCAAGCAACTCCTGATGCTGTCTAGCGAGCAACGCTCTAGTCAGGTTAGCTTCCTCCCGGATAGCATCCAGTATCGCGTCACTACTCGGATGATCTGCAAGCTGACGCTGAAAATCACTCGGTGGAGTTGGCTCTGTTACTGGTTGTACTTTAGCGGCCGCTCGATCAGCTTCCCTAGTGACTGCTCTAGCTGCCGTCTCATTAGCCAACACTCGCTCAGCGACTTTGAGCAAGTCTGCTGGATAGAAGTTGAGTGCGTTGCTTAAAGGTACATGGTTCTTAATTATCCATCGCGTGTTTAGACCACGCTCAGTTCTGGATATCTCCGTTGCCCATTTCTCACCGACTTTCTCGGCAAGTTGCATCTGGTTAATGTTCATCTTGATGCGAAGCACACGGATGAACGCACCGAGAGCCTCCGCTGTTGAGATAGTCTCTAGCTCACGCTGCCATATCGTCTCTTCGCCAATCCCGGTACGCAAGTAGTCCTCCGTCGTACCGAGAACTCTAGCCACTTCACCTAACTTAGCAAAGTTAGGGTATATCCCGGTCTCTAGGTTAGTCAATTGCTGTACGGGTACCCCAGCTTGTTCTGCTACCATGCCAAGAGTTAGGTTTTTCTCGGTTCGTTTCGCACTGACTCTGCGACCGATGTCAGACATTCTCTCATCCTCTTTCCCCACGAGGTAAGCTAGGGTTGTCTTCAACGCTGTCGATAGTTTCAATGCATGTTCGGGATCACCAACTTCGGCGTTCTCACTTTCGTAGATGGCTATAACCTCTTCCGGAACTGAGGATAGGTTAGCCAAGTCCGCGCGTGACATCCGGGACTGCTCACGTGCGTATTGTAGACGACTCCCAAAGTTAGTTGGCATCACTAGTTTCGGGGTACGCGCATCCGCCCGGTCAGCCGCTTTCTCATCCTCAGCCAAGTCATCGGCCAACTCTTCTGGCGTTGATTTCTCAATCTCGTTGAACAGTTGGTTGATCGTACGCTTCACATTCTCAGCAACACGCCAATCCGATGGACTTCGCGACGTGATGACAAATCGTCGTTGACCTTTGTAGGTGAAGTATAGACGTGGATGGTTATAGGTAACATCGAGAGAGACTGAATTGCCACCTTTTTCCTCGATGTATCTTTTATAGAGGATGTAATCCTCCCTGGTATTAACCATTATTGATAACCTCCAGTTCGTGATAATCGGTAGGGTAACAATAGTTATTGAACCATGTTACGCCGTAATCCAATTTAAGTTGGTCTGTGTCCAAGACAAGACGTGACCTGTCTAGAACCACAATGGATTTGTCAGTACCCTCAATGACTATTAGCCCTAGTGCCAGAAGCTGAGTGCGTAGCTCTTGATACTCCTTTTCTGTCGTCCGACGTAGATTTCTAACCTCTACGAAACGGTCAACAATCGGTCGATAGTTAGCCTTCGGTTTACGAGTCTTTGCCATTCTCGCTCTCCTTTGTTTTCGGGTGACGTGCTCTTATAGGTATAGCTCGCGCGGCACGGTCACAAGTGTAACGCATTTCGCGTCGTCCCGCAAGTGCGTTTCTCGATATTTGCAGGGAAAAACGGGGACTGGCCTGTCTTTCGTCCCCTATTAGCTGCACGCGTTATACAGATGCACGTTAGCGTTCCATGGAGACGGGTCATCCCATGGAACTCATCTGCATGACAGGACTCGACCAGGGAGGCGCCAACCGTGTCTTAACGATCCCTGGCGTTGCTAATCTCGCTCCTAGTGGATGGTCTGCGGTTGCTCCATCAAACCTTTGAATGGATTGCCTAATGTGTGAGCATCGGACAGGTCTAGTAGCTCTAGCGCCGTGATCTTCTTCTTAGTCCGAACAACTCTATAGGCTCTCATCACAAACTCAGATGCCGATCCGGCTGACAGGATAAAACATTCACCCTGCTCTGACATTTCGTTAGTGTCCATGTCAAACATCAAGAACATCTTCTGTGCCTGAACGACGAAGCCGTGAGCGTCGAACTTATCGATCATATCCTTAACCGCATCCGCAGTGACCTTATCCGGTATGTCACCTATCGGCAATAGATTGATAAGCTTGAATACTTTACCATCTTCATTCAATAGGAATGCAACCATGGCAAGGTCACCTTCTAGGTTCTTAATTATAGCTTTTCTAGCAGCCTCTATGACTTTATCCATAACGTTTTCGAGCGTTGCTCTGTTCAACATCAGATGCTCCTTTACAGCCACGTCTCAACAATTACAGGATCATCTTCTGGTTGCCGTGGCATACACACTAACCCTGGTGGTAGCATCTCGCGAATCTCCTCTAGCGTATCCGCAAGTAGGTATTTATTTAGAGGAGTCACCGTCTTCACGCCGACAGCATGTGGCCGCGCCACATACTTATCGCCAAAGTCTTTTGTCTTATGGGTAATGACCCACATCGGTAGGATGCCCTGATACAGGGTATGTAGGTCATAGTCAAGCTGATGTGCTTCGGCAGCCGTTATCTGGGTCACCCGTTTCGCTCCTTTTTAATCTGACGCCATTGCCACTCTAGCGAGTCCGATAGCTCACCAGCGCAACAACGCCTTAACTTCTCGCAGTACCGACTTTTGTGCCAACCACAAGATTTCGGACTACGCCTACAAGAGTACATCTTAGCTACCTCATCACATTGCTGAGCATTCAGGTCACCTATGAACTGCTCATCTGCTGAGATAGTACCAATAGCTACCCCGCGCTCACGTTGAAGCTCCTCCATCCGTTTACGGATTGAATCAAACTCATCAGCTATGCGCGTCTTCGCCATTGCCTCTAGTATCCTTTGTGAGTTCCGTTTTGATACTGAACCGGCTAGCGTGGTCTTTGCTATATGCGCCCTCGCGTACTGACTGATAGAGGAACGTCGCTAATGACCGTCCGTTCAACCTAACGGCGAAACGTTGCTCTACCTGATCGAGTATTTGCTGATGGGTTAATCCGAGTGCCGCGTGTCGTAATACGTCCGTTACGTATCGCCGTTGTGGCACTCTATTATCCTTACGTGACCCTGTGTTGAGGTTGAAATCGACCTCGAAGTCAGGCAAGGTCTTTAAGGTATCGATTACCGTGTCAAGCTGAGACTTCACTAACCCTAGAGCTTGAACCCTATCCTGGTCTCGCTCATTGGCTATTTTCATCGTCTCGATGTCTAGCCTACGCTTTTCCATACGCGCATTGAGGATCTTCATCTCCTCATCGATGGCAACGCCGATGTTTTGGATATATGTAGCCATCATTCAGCCCCTAGCAGTTCTTCGGCATCTTCAGCCGACATACAGGTTACATCCGCAGTGATGATACCGACAAAGGTAGCATCCCTGGCAAAGTTAAACTCCTGCTTACCGCCGTTGGCGATACAGCGAAGCAACTTCGCATAGTTAGCGTTGGTTAATCTGAACACTCCCCCATTGTCCATAACCAACTTCATTTAGTACTCCTGCAGGTTAAGCCACCCCGTCTCATCTGATACCAAGATGACTGATGGATCAGCCTTAATCTTGGCAAACACTCTCTGTCCACACTCCGGGCAGTAGTTAGGTAGCCTGGGATTAACCCAACAAAAGAGAGTGTTACAGCATGGCATTTGGATTAGCCGGAAATGTACCCGTTCACGTACTCTGCTCATGCGTATATCCTGTATTCCTCGACTAACTTGTCGATTGGCAGTTTTTTGAAGCGCTCGATATAAGGTAATACTTCCTCCTCCACCCAATTTGGGTGAAGCTTCCATCGTTGCAAAACGTTCTCGCAGTGGCTAAGTTCAGCCCTGGCTTCTGCACGTTCGTTAACCTCACTAAGGTTCTTTGACAGATAATCTAGGATAAGGTATCTCAGATAATGCTTCTTATAGATTTTCCCGGCGTCCTGCTGATCATAGGGCACGAAGCCGTACAATCGCTGTGTGGTCTGTCCGTAGAAGATCGACATTGTGGTCTCCGTCGGGATCACTTGATTAAAGGTATACTCATCTCGTGCTACGCGCATTGTAGCACGTGCGTGTACAGGCTGCAAGGCATTTTGCGCCGATGCTGTACCTACATAACACGGATCGGCGCTATGAAACCTTTACACGCGTCACTTCTCGCTTGATGGGAGAAGCGAAATGCGTTACCATGTACGCGTACGCGTAAGCGCTGAACCTTTCAAACCATGTCACCCAAGAGTACCAATAGCGAGACGTGAACCACGACTAGCTAGAGAACCCCTGGCAGTTGAGTAAGTCAATCATCGGACGAGCACCAATTTATGAGAACGAGTCAGTATCCTGATGAGCACCAATCCTGAAACACGAGTCATAACCAATTGTGTAAAGAGTACCAACTCGCGAATGTGTAACCTAACGAGGACAGATCATGAGTGATCTTAGTGGTGGTGATATCTCACCAATGGAAGAGTTTCTCGAACCTATCATGCGGTTGACGCGTGATATCAAGTCAGCCGCGTTTACCTTAGGGGACGACGAGGCAAGGTTTCTGGTAGACTTTTACTACATCATCCAGGAAGACCGGAAACGGTCCTATGCACAAGTCCGTGCCCTGGAGACCAACCAGGAACCAAATGAAATCATCACGTGGTTTGCTGGTCAGTCGAAGCGCTTTGAGAACGAGATTAAGGAAGTTCTCAACGTCTACACGACCAACCACGAGATGGGACAATACATGCGTTGTTCGCCTGCTGGATCAGAGGTGAGAACGACGTTTCGGACCTACGAAAAGATAGAAAATCTTGAAACCGGCCAGTCGGTTACGTCGTTTGATCGGCAAGGTTCGTACCTTACGAAGCCTCAGCTTATTGAGGTTGCATCGAGACCTTATCATGGTGATTTGGTATTGTTGACGTGTGACGCTACGTCAACAAGGACAACGCCAAATCATAGGTGGTTGGCTAAGCTTGATAAGAGCAAGGATGCTGGTGTTGTTGTCTACCTGATGCGGTCCGGTGATAAGTTCCGTGTTGGTCGTTGCTCTTTTTTCACGAAGGCAGCTAAGGGTTCCTGGCTTGTTAATTTGCGGCTACGGGCTAGTCAGGAACAGGCGTCTGTATGGGTTCTGAAAACGTTCTCATCAACCTATGAGGCTAACATCTACGAAGACTTTGTGTCCACTCATTATGGGTTAACCGAGTGGCAGTTTAAGCCTTATCGTGGTAATCACGGTGGGCTTGTTGACCAGAGAGCAACGGATAAGTTGTTTCGTATGCTTGACGTTAAGGCTCAGTACGAGCGTGCGGCACAGTGTTTGCTTGACCATGGTAAGCACATTGACTTTCCGTTCTGGTCATGGACCGGATCAGTCAAGAAGCAAAGCCCAACACAAGCGATTGAAACGGCTGCTTATAACCTGATGCCGGATGTGATGCTTGTGCCTGTGCCAACTAGTAGTTTTGGAAAGGTTGATTGGATACCGATAACTGACCTTTCCCGAGAACGTTATGATGGGCTTGTCTATAGCTTGGATGTAGCAAGACATCATAAGTTCATCCAGGATGATGTAATAACCTGCAACAGTATCTACGGCATCGGCCCGGTACTCAGTGCCGGGTTGCTCGCTCATATCGACATCTCCAAAGCGAGCACGGTCGGCAAGATATGGCAGTACGCTGGTATCGCCGGTCCTATTGCCTCAGTCGATACCATGCGCTTCCAGTATCGCGTAACCTTTGACTACGAGGTTGACTTAAACAACCCACCGAAGCTCATGCTAGAGAAGAAACAGGAAGCTATTTACCTTTTCCCGGACGGTGAGACCGAAGAGGGTAACAGTATCCTTCTCTATCAGGTTATCTTACCCGGTGATGAGAAGCCGCCTAAGGTCGTGGCACCGAACAACATCACCTACGTATGTACGAAGAAAGTGCTGTCCGGTCAGACTCCCTGGCTGAAAGGACAGAAGCGTCCGTTCAATGCTAACCTCAAGGTTCTGCTCTGGAAGGTAGGGCAGAGCTTCATGAAGTTCAGCAATCGGCCTGAATGCTACTACGGTAAGGTCTACCGCGACCGCAAGATTTACGAAATCGAGCGTAACGAAGCTGGGGAGTTAGCGGAACAGGCTGCGGCTAAGTTGCTCGTCCTTAAGGATAAGACCACGGACGTTTACAAGTGCTACGAGTCTGGTAAGCTGCCGCCCGGTCACATTGATGCCAGGGCACGTAGGTATGCGGTGAAGCTGTTCCTCGCCCATATGTGGGAGACTTGGTACAAGCTGCACTTCAAAAAGGAGCCGCCGAAGCCCTATCCGATTGCGATCCTGGGCCATGCGGATTATATCCCACCGCCAGTGAAACTCTAACCTAACTAAATAGGTGGTGTGTAACAGCACCACCTATTTATCTGAACCAGATATGGACGTAGCGTACCAAGGAAATGACGTGAACCATGGTTGTGACGAGTACCATTTAACACGTGTGAGTCAAAGGTGATAAGAGTACCAAAAGACGAGAGCCGAGCCATGTATGTGAGGAGTACCATTATAAGTCGTGTGAACCACGAAGCTACGTGAGGACCATCGCCTTTGGGTGAACTATCCACCGGGGTTGAGTACCATAAAGTGCGTGTGAGTCAAAGGTGATAAGAGTACCAATATAGGAGAATGAACCAAGAATCGGATGAGTACCAAAATTGAAGGGTGAGTCATGGGTAAGACGAGTACCATCGGACTTAAATGAGCCAAACCGATTTGCGAGTGCCAAAAAGTGCGAGGCGTGAGTCATAGAGAAGAAGAGAACCAATCGTGATGAGTAAACCCAAGCCATGGATGAGCACCACAAGCCCCTATGTGAACCATCAGGAAGAGTGAGTACCATTGACCTTACGAACGAGCCAGGCTAGACACGAGAACCAATAATCATGTGTGAATCATGGATTAGGTGAGAGCCATTGAGATGTAGTGCAGCCCACTAGGAATGTGCTAAACGGTGGGCTGACACTGACGCAAGGGCTAAGTGTTAGGTACTACTTCAATGTGATGCAGCCGTGCCTCACGTTTGTTCGCGCCCTGGATGCCGCTCAGACAGGCATCATGAAAGTCCCGGCACGGCTGCCGCCACCATAACCAATCACCGTTAGGCATCTCGATCGTTATCTCGTACTCGGTGAGGACGATCTGCGGTCTCACGACCGGCTCCTTAATCTTGAACTGCTCCCGGCGGAACCACTGCCGTGTCACCATATTACCCTGATCCGGATAGGGTACATCGAGCTTAACCAAGGCCCAGCCCTCGCCATGGTTATGGCTAAGCAGTACCCCAGAGTAACTCCGGGGATGCTTACCTAAATAGTACATGTCCGTGATTTCAACTTCATCACCCGATTTCATGACTGCCCCTTTTAATCATGGCTGCGACAGTGGATGGACCAAACGTCCGCACCAAGTTCTCAAGGTTATGGATGCTCTGATGGGTCCATCCCTTTAGGCTATAATTGACGGCATCACGCAACTCTTGAGGGAAACTATCGAATGCCTCCATACTATCCTTCAGCAAGTCACGCTCACTTACTGTAGCCGTACGCTTCTTACGCTTACGGCGTCTCTTACTGTGCTGTAGCTTAGCTAGGTCCAGCATTGAAGTTGTCACCTGATGAGATAACCATTCTCATCTCACAGGGGTAATCCCCCCTAGTTAAGGACTGTCATGTTCATGTTTGCCGGGTGCTTAGTACCTTCCAAGTCAATGTGGATGACATTGACATTGTGGCGCTTACACCATACCTGTATACCGATCGGCGTCCAGCCGACTTCAAGCCGTCCCCAATCGCGCGGTGACTGATTTGCCGGCTTCTCCTGCATGCATAAGCCACAGTGGAAGTATAGCTTGATCTGATCTGAATTAGGTATGTCTCGGGACATTCAGATTTCCTTCCAACCAACAGACGCACATGCAATCTTCTTGCCGCTATTAACCTCTTCAAGTACGTCCCCGACCGACATGCTTGTATGACTAAGACCCTTCTTTTCGATCAGTTCCCTAGCCTCACCATTAGGGCTCCAATTCTCACCCTGCATGATACTGAACGCGGCGTTTGGACCGCCACACTCAATGGTCTTGAGGTAAACGTGTGTCTCACTCAGCCTATTCGGATCAGGCACTTCCGTACCCATTATGTAGGTTCTAAAGTGCTCCGGCTTCATGTACCATACCTTATACCTAATCGGATTTCTCATTGCCTAACTCCTTGTAGGTTCCGTTTGCCATCTCTCTAAGGATACGCCGCTTATGGTAAGCGGCTTCCTTCTTAGATAGGCTAGAAGCTACGAGATGACCGTCCACCCTAAGGGTGTAACGGCCACCGTTCCGTAGATATCTAACCCTACTAACCGGGGTATTTTTCATCAGTCTAAGCGGGACACCTCAAAGGTCCCGTCCTTCTGGAAAATTGCTGTGATGCCGTAGTTGTACACGCGGATAACCTCATCACGTAGCTTCGTCTCCCACAGACAGGGCATCGGTGGGTCAGAGCCATCCACACTGTGATAGGTCAACTCAAAGTTCTTCCCTAACTCATAGCGACCGGCACCTTTAATCGGATGCCAACCGCTGATGTACTTAGCCTGAACCTGTTCTGCTGCCGGCCTGCTATCATCAGGTGAGAAGAACGTGAGTATAAACCCTAGGTGATCTACCTGAGCTTGTGGATGCCGTTCGATCCAGATCATTCCGTCGTACAAGATCATTTCCGCTTCCTTTACTCTCTGTGCTTCCCACGTAAAATTTCATTAGCTATGATGAACGCCGCGTCGTTAACTGACCTATCCGACAGTTCACGCAGCCGACGAAAGATGAAGTGTACCTTTTCGTCTTCACCACGTTCGATCATCTGGATAGCGCTCAACCCATAACTTGAGTTGAGCTTTGACCATACCTCGGTACGCTTACGGAACTCTTCCAACCTCAAACTAGACATCCTTTAGCTCCTTCTGTCTGCTGGAAAGGTTATGTAGAAGAATGTTATTTGACCTTTGCGGTGATGCACCACGTCAGTACATCTAGTAAGGCCCTGGTTTGTTATGGTTATTCCAGGGCCTATGAGTTGTACTAACTCAGGTCTATTTTGTAGAACGCTTCCGGAAGCTTCTTACCCTCTAACAAGATCGGCCGCAGGAACGCGACGATCTCCTTAAAGGTATACTTCCCTGCTAGGTTCTAATCCGGCTGCTCTTATAAGCGTATGGTCATTGCCGCCGTCGTTCATCGTCCAGCAGAGTTTGTGGAGATGACGATCCAGTCCGACAAACTCACGAATGGGTTTAGTCAGCAGAGTGTTATCCATATTGTGGATATCGGCGAGGACGGGACGGAACTTTCGTTCACTGTCCAACTCCCAGGATGCTCCAGCTGCCTCACAAAGCACACCCAAGCAGCAGAACTTACCATCAGCACGCAGCTTCCCTATGCCCTGCTCAAACTCACCACTTTCCAGGTTCGCAAGCCAACGTTCAGCTAGTTCGATGTCCATCAGTTTGATCCTTTTAGGATGTAGTTCATGCCGTTGAGTACAGCTTCTTCTTTGCTTAGACCCTCGATATCGAGGAACTTCCCCTCAACCTCACCCTCGCCGGCATCACGGTATAGGATGCCATGCCAGATGTAATCTTTAGTTAAGGACCATTCATTCTCCTGGATTTTCCAATCCATAGCCTATCCTTTCACTCGTAATGCGGTGTTGTCTCGGGATAGTCAACTCCCGGTTGATCCTCAATACGAACGTCATAGCGCCCTTCTGAGAGCACTGAATTGATGTCGCTACGTCTCCTGCTGTTTTCGTCTTCCGCCCATCCACGAGCCGCTGAGAGCGTTTCTGAGTGGGTCTCAGCCGTGATTTAGTATCTCCGGCTGATCCATCCGGAGATGGCTCCTAGTACCTGACAAGCTCCAACTATGAAGCTTAATACCATGACTGCCATAAAGCCTGTCATGATCATGCCTCCGATAGGATTCGGATTAACCTGTATTTTAAGTACTTCACCCCACCACACACTCATGTCAGTCCAAAATTGCCACCATGGGTCTGGCCGATTGATGTTGAAGATGCGTGCCCATTCACATGAGTTCTCTGGCTTATAGCCAGCCGCACACATTTCAGACATCTGTTTGTATAGGTCATTCTGTAAGCCCATTTCCCTAACTCCTAGTTACCAAGCAACGCCGACTGCCATAGGTCATACATATGACAGACAAATGGGTGGTAGTGCGTGTTTTGCATTGCTTGCCTGTAGACATCGACATCGATGGAATTCATCCATGCCGAGACAAAAGCCAAAGCAATGCAGTTGTCTATGTTGGCAGATGTATTTGGGAAATCTGTCTTTGCCTTGTCGTATGGGTATGTGTTGTCCATCACTCCTTAGCTCCTTAATGAAATGTCAATTACGACAGTTTCAACGAGCCATCAGCTGTAAGCGTGATGGCTGCAAACCATGAGCGCTTCGGGTGATTAGTCACCGTCATCGACTTATGGGTTGCCATGTACTGTGCAACCGTTCCGTAGAACGGAGCCACGATCGAGGGGTCCTCGATGTGTATCCTATCCGCTCCCTGGGTCTTAATGGCCTCAAGGAAGCTCTTTTTTGTCTTGTACTTGTCAGCGTTGGCTATGCATGTCATCTCAGTTTTACTC